ACGTGTGGCGATGAAGTTCAATGTGATAAAGTTAATGGAACGAGCCGGCTGTACAAAAATGTCAGCAACGAATCGGTTTGTGTCGATAACCTGCGGTGTATTATTCGTGTCATCACAGATAACGGCAAAGTCCGTAATACCACGTCGACCCTGCACGTCTCGAAGGAAGGGTTCGACAAGATTCCGAAACTGAGCTCGTGTGAACTCGTCGTTCAACTCGAACAACTGGAACTTAGCTGCAGTCGCAATTGCCTTTTCAAGAGCAATGAACAATCGACGAACGTTGATACGATCAAATGCCGAAGGACGTGCCAGTGCGGTCTTATCACCGAAGAGTACCGTTCCCTGACCGGGAAACGAAACGATCGGATTGACGCGAGCCTTGTAAAGTGAGTCACGTTCGTTCTTGCGTGGATTAAACGCAAGTTTTGTAACTCCACGAACCTGACCACGATTGAATCCAGCGGGTGAGAACCAAGTGTCCTGAACATTGTCGGTAAACGCACAAAGACCAGCGACATCACCGGCCGCGTTAATAAATCGAAACGTATCGTTGAACTTATCGAATACGTATTCCGCACCGGAGTCGAGCACCGCAAAGGAACTTGATGTAACTCCATCAGCCCACTCAATAACGTCGGTGGCAGCACTAACGTTGTTCACAGTACGTGAGATTGCGGGTGAAACGAATACGACCACATCACGGCGATTCTCTGCAATCGCAATGAGATTATTCGCAAGCGTAGTATCGTCTGCGTCTGAAACCGGAACACCGATGATCAGATTGACGTCGACGGTTTCAGCATCATTGAACAGATCATATGCAACCTGAAGTTCACTGACCGTGGGATCGGCAGAAGTACCACCAGAACCACCAGAAAGTTCAAAGTCAAGAACCGTATCTGACGTGGTGTACTCGAATCCTGTTGATGTGGAAACTAAGTTACCGGTATCATTTGTCTTGACACCCGACTCAGGAAGTCCCGAATCCTCAATACCAATCCAGACATATTCAGACTGATTGTTAATGACATCGACGTAATAGTTTGTTGTACCGTTAGATTTCTTTGCGTCCGATGCCTGTGACAGACCCGAAAAGATCTCAAGAACTTGCATCGCAGTGCCAGTGATCTCACCGGTCTCGTCAACCACAACGACATGAAGTTCGTCGTTCTCGACACCGCGTTCTTCTGCATAGTCTGTTGTGCTTGGCGAAAAGTCAAACAGATCGGTGAACATCGATGCCTGGAATGACGTATCATTCGTCAGAACATACACACCGATTGAGTTGCCGAGTTCACCGGGATACTTGGCAATAAACTCATCACCAGAAGTAAAGGTCTGTGACTCGAAATCCTCTTCGTTCTTTACAAGTGTGCCGGATCCACCGGCGTTTGAGTTGAGCTGACCACTATTTCCGGTACGGACGACACGAAGATCGTTCGCATACTGCAAAAACTGTGCGGCCGGCATAAAATACTTGAATGTTGTATCGTTGGGTTCAAAGAATCGTTCTACCAACTGATTTTCCGATCCTACTCGAACAATCTCTTCGACCGGACCCCAAGCAAATGCGCCTGCGATTGCTCCGATTGTCGTTGAAACGGCAGGAACTACGTTGGTAAGATCAACTTCATTGACCTCAACGCCAGGAGATACCTGAAACGCCATGAGTGTTTCCTCTTTTATTCATTGAAACTTATAAGTCGAAACATAATACGGTGGTTTTCATTACAACTATTTATAAATAACAGGATTTCTTGAATATTGGATACATATTATTAATCAGAAAACAATTTTCCAGTTATTCCTACTCTAGTTTTACCTGACTCTATTCCAACTACTTCGTGGTATTGTGTCACGTCTAAAATATACCACTTATGGCACTCCATTCTTATCGATTTCAATAGTTCTTTGTCGTCATTGTAAAAGTTAGTCATAACCGATGTGCCGCCCGATTCAATTAGATAATATAATTTTTGTTTGGTTCCTTTATCTTTATGAATATCAAGTACACCTTCATATCCTGAAACTAACTGGAAAGAAAAATACACATCTTTGGAAATGTTTTCATCAAGCCATTTCTTAAGTAAAGGGTCAATAATAGGAGTTTTTCCATATATCGGCGTGTTTTCATCGCTCCAATAATAAGGTTTATATGATGAAGAATTCACATTAACCTGTTCATAACTCAAATTATTAATGAAATAACTCGGTATCGTTGGAAAATTTAAAATTTTACAACACGTGTGTTTATTAGACATTTATTTTAACCCTTTTAAAATGTACCAAAATTCGGATCATCTCCGAGAGTCCAGACTTCGCCGTCAATAACTTCGGTGTTTTGATCAAGTCCATTGTCAATCTCACCGAACGGTAAAATATCGTCTTCGATCAGTTTCATCTGTTCCTCATACATCATTCTCTTAATGTCGATATCGGTCTGCTCGACGAACATATTTGTCGTCGAGAACCAACCAAAGAGTACAAGGTTCATGACCAAATCATCGTGATTGCCGTTTGATGCACCGTAAGATGATCCATGAGCGACAAATGTTGTCAACTCAACGATCGTAGCGGAATCGCAGATAACGATCTGATCTTGTTCGACAAGATCTTTGATCGTTGATGTGCCAACTCGTTTGATCTTACGATCCATGAATACGCCAATTGAGTTGGACTTTACCGCAGACTCGACAAACACATTCTCGTATTCGATCTCGTAGTATAATCCATTACAGACAACGGTGCCCTGATCGTTGTTTTCTATCAGAACATACGCTTCGTTATAAGTCTTTGCATACTTGTAAATAATGTCAGGAAAGAGTAACGGTGAAATGTTATTATCTTGAAATACCGCAACCTGACGAAACGGTCTTGAAGAGATGTCGATGATGTTAAAAGTTGAATAGTCCTTTCCTCGGCCTTTTCCAACATCGACGCACATTATGTATTCGGAATCCGGATTTGGTCGTTCATAGACTCGAACGTTATCTTGTTGATATATTGGATTCTTTGCGTGTAACTTCAGTAGTTTGTCGGCAGAGATAAGAGTGTTACCCGAACCAAGAAAGTCGTTTCCAAACTCTTGATTAAACTCAAGCTCAGAGCTGTTGGCAATCGTCTCTTGTTTCCACTTCTCGTCTCGACCGGGTACGTCCCACCAGTCGATACGAAACGGTTTGAAGTTATTGGTGCCCTGAACTGCACCCTCCCAGAGTTTATGAAAAACGTTACCAATACCCTTAGCCGTTGAGGTAATGATAATCTTTGTGCTCTTACCCGCCGATATGACGGGATACGTCGATGTGTAAAACTCTGTATCGTTTTGAACCAGTGCAAACTCGTCAAGAAACAGAAGATTGACCGACATACCTCGAATGGACGATGACGATGTCGAAGAGGCAATGATTCGAGAATTATTAGAAAACTCAACCGACGTTTTATTCAGTGTCTTACAACCCGGTTGAAGAAAAAAGGGCAGATTCTCGAGTGACAACGTGACACGCGCCAACATCTCTTTGGCGGTCGAACCCTTGTTCGCAAGAATCGCGATAGTCTTTTCGGGATGAAAGATTGCATACCATAACAGATACACCACCGATGAGATAGACTTACCGGACTGTCGACACGCAAGAACGATCGAGAATCGATTCTCATTAAAGTGCGAGAACATATCCTTCTGATACGGATACATATCAAACGGAACGAGACCACCGTCAAGTGAGATGACCTTGATGTAATTTTTTGCGAAGTAGACCGGATCCTTTAAGCACTTAGCATACTCGTTGATCTCGTCCTGTGTCCACTCCTGCTCGACGCCATCACGTTTGATGTTTGCGTTACCAAGATACGAAAGATTCGATTGATTTTGAAGCTTCTGCTCAGACATATTAGTCCTCGCTGTCGTCTTCGTTATCGTCTTGGTCTATTGTTTTCTCGTTCATACGATCGTGCAACATGCGTTGCAGTTCGGTGGTCGAACCAACATACACATTATTCTGTGTCATAGAGTTCGGTAGCTGCGGATTATCCGTCAAACGAACTTCTTTCTTTTTCTTCTGTAACTCCATAAGTCGATCGGCAATCTCGGCGTTCTGTTTCAACATATTCGACAACACTTCGAATGCACGTGGATGTTCGGACTCTCTCGCAAGATCCAACATCAGGTCGATTGCTTCGTCACCCTTCTCGGTAAGATTATAGTATCGAGACCGAGCATAATCGTAATCGTCTTGTACTTCATTCTCGTCACTCATTATAGTGCATTCCATATTGAATTAAGATCAGTGATCGTAAAGTTCGCGCCGGATGTCTGACCGGTCACAGTTTCTCCTGTCTCAAACAGACCGTCTGGCACAGAGACGAGTAATGAACCGGATCTCTCTTCGGTTATGACTGCGGTCGTTCCGGACGTTGTTCCGATGACCGACTCGGACTCCATAAACGGGCCGTTCGTGACATTGTTAAAGAACAATTCGATCTGTTCTGGTGTTCGCGAGTCAAAGGATACATTGATCGTAAAATTTTCGTCCTCGTTTGCGTCGCTTGGAGATATTGTTACGACTTGTGATGCATACGGCAGACCCGAAGAAGTCATATCGTAGTCCGATAGGTTAGTCTGCGTCTGACGAATGATCGATCCAGACTCCGACAAGGGACCGTAATATTTGATGCGCGTATCGAAATTCAGTGTATATACCAATGATCGACGAGACTCGAAGTCACCTTCGTAGTCGTCGTTAAGATTGACACTTGTCAAAACAAACGGCATGTCCGACTGAAAGTTGTTGTCGACTTCGTTTACCGTCACCGAGTACTCGGGTTGAAAAAATGGCAGAATCTGTTCAAGTATTTGCAGTGCATCGTCCGTATGTTTGGACATGACACTAAGTTCGAACGACAGACGATACGTCGACGGATAGAACATCGTTTTTCTTGATGTCGATGATGTTCCCGAAACGTTCAGTTTTGTTCCGCGTGTCAGTCGTGTCGACTCGTCGTACTCCAGTCCTGTGATCTCAAAAGACATACGCGGTAACTTGATCGCCAGTCTTGGATCATTTAGATTTTGTTCCTGACGAATACGTGCAAGAAACTTTTCTCGTGGCCCATAAGAAAGAGGAACCTTGATTTGTTGCAGCGCATTACCCGACCCGTCGCGTTTCACAACCGTCAGATTATTGAACAACGTACCAAAGACCGAGACGGCTCGACGAGTGTGTTCGTTATAGAAATGATTACCAAACATACCTAATCATTTAACCTTGGATCGCCGAACGGATTCTCCTGACTAAAGTCAAGAATCGAATCCGCGTCGATCTCATACTGTGTATTGTCTGCAAACTTATCGTTGTTTATGTACTCATTTGCAGTATCCGCAAGGTCGTATTCCTTGAGCACTTCCCAACCGGTATCCGAATCGTCGTCGATTCTGAATATATTACCGAAAGACGGGTCAAACGAACGCACCTCTCCGTCCGTAGAAGAGACACCGACCAACGAGAGATCGCCTTCATTGTCTTGTCCGGAGTCTGCCTCTTGCGTTGTAACAAAGTCAGCGACCTCGCCTTCAACTCTGATTTCTTCGGTGTCAGAATCACTGGCCTGAACGATTTGATATACCTCAATTCCTGGCGTGAAACCTGTCGATCCACCGCTGACCGACAGAACGATTCGAGATCCATGAGTGCGTTCGAACTGATCGACGTTACTAAATCCAGTATCGAGTTGTTCGGAACCAGATTCGTACAACTCACATCGCAACTCAAAGATCGGAAGATCGCTCAGTCGATAAAACGGTTTTTCATGTTCAACGAACTTG